CGCCTTCTTTAGATGCCACTGTGCAGAGCAGCTAGACAGCAATAATATTATCGCCCCTGCCCACGATATTTTTTGCATGGTTTATTGTTTTTAGAATGTACTCCGGGCCTTCTTTTTTTAGGCCTTGATCTGTGACTTGCTATCTGTGTTTGCTTTGCCATTTGTATATTTATCTATTACTGTGTATCCTAGCGAAAAAATAGTGATAAACTCCACCGCTTCAACGAGCTGAGGGGTATTGTAATAAACCAAGCTGCCAAAAAGCACCAAAGCACCAACGATTCCCACGAACCTTTTAGAGCTGAACTCACCTTTATCTCCTTTAAATACTTCACTTATTCTCATAGAAGTACTTTTGAACTAGAAGGCTGTCGTTGTAATGTCTCATTTCATCAAGCACCATCGCAGCACTATCGCACATCACTTCAGAATGATGCATCTGCTCTTCTGCTTTTTCTTCGATGTTTGGCTCAACCGTCACCGCCATAACTATGACGATGATTGACAATGCATAAAGTAATTTCATATCTTTCCAAGGGTTTTATATATTTTTATTTCCGTTATCAAGGCAGAGCACAAGCTGTCTTGAGTCTTTAGCATCTTAGACATTCTCTCTAACTTCTGCTCGCATGCCTCCAACCGCTTTTCGCATCTGTCATTGATGGCTTTACTTTGGCGTTCCGCACGGAAATATAAAACACTAACAACGATCAACATTAAGAATGTAATCGCTTTTGCTGGGTCACTTTTGAATTGCTCAAAGTCGATTGGGAATTTCATTATTCTTCAAATATAATATCAAATTATTTAAGACTACAACAGAGCCGCTATTTGGTCTCCCGTGCTAGCCACGGTAGCAGCATTCTTCAATCGATTCCCTATAGACCCATTCGTATTCATTACGCTTGTTTGTGCGTTCCACACATCTTGAGGTGTCAATACCGCAAGGCCTGTAGTATTATCAGTAAGAACCCCAAACGCCACAGAGTTTGGCGATGGGACTTTGAGAGTTCCTGTTAAAGACCCCAAAGCATATACTACCCCATTTCTTACGTTTGCAGGAATAGGAGCGTCTACTGCTGTCCCCGGTGACACCAATCTTGTAGTAGGCGCTGGAGGGCTTGGAGTATTTGCTGAGTTTGTGGAGTTGTTAGGGAATTGAAAATATGAATTTGACGAAGGAATTAAGCTGACTCTTTTTACGTCAAACGGCATAGTCCCCCAAGCACCACAAATAAATGGGCCAGAAAATACAATGAATGATCCTTGCTGGTTATCAAAAATAGGAGGATTAATATTTGCTGTATCTGTTGATGAGTTTGATGTTATTGAACCAACTATTGTCAAAGTCATTGCGGCTGTAGACTCTATCACTCTACCCCTAACCGCAGAAACATTACCAGTAATATTTACTATGCTTCCAGACGATGTATTAATGCACGTTCCAGTAATTCCTGTTAGGTTTCGCATCCCAGCGTCTACATTCCCTGTTAAATTATATCTCGAAGAACTACCAATAACTACAGGAATACGATCAAAAGCTGAGGCTGAAACATATATGATACTACCTGTCTGATTAAAAATTGCACCACCACTAATACCTATGACTGCTGATGTGTCTGTAAATGGAGGATAAAAATCACCAACTAAGTTTATAACTCCAGCAGTTGTTATTGAGATTGCTCCACCAGCCCTAAGATTTGCTATATACTGTCCAACTACATCACCAACTATATTTAGCGTTCCCGTACCGTTATGCAGCACAGAATACTTACCAGCGTTTACACCAATTTTTGCGTTAATATTGGCAGATACTGTACCAGAGTAAGTAACAACATCTCTTGCTGAGCTATTGCCAATTATGCCGACTGTAGAATTAGTGCAAGTAACAGTTAATCCATCATTAAGTATAAATCCTCCCCCTGCTACAGAAGATCCTATAAATGCCCCCGGTGAGAACAATCTTATTTGCCCTATACTGACAAATTGATCTCCAGCAGGGTTTGTCTGATTAATAGCAGTTACATTAATCCTATACCTTATGTATGCAGTCGTGTTTCCAATGCTACTTGGACTTGTGTACGGAGAAGTTGTATTTCCTGTAACTGTATGTAATACAACCCAAGATGTACCATTCCATCCTTGGAGTGTAAAATCTTTAGGCATATTTGCAAGAGCCCACCCTGATGTAAAATTATAGGTATCCACTACCGTTAGAGCCGTAAACTCATAAGCAATCCATTGAGGGACACTAGATCCGCCTTGAGATATCCACATACCAGATCCACTAAATGCTCTCCAATCAGCTCTTGCAGCATCATAAATCCCACTAGAAGTAACTATTCCGCTTGGTGTTGTCGCACTGGTCATTACAGGCACAATACTCACTCCCGATTGAACTGCATTTGTAAGCAAATCTACATTTACATTCTGATTTATAGTAACCGTAAAGTTATTACTAGCTACTACATCACCAGCTTGGGGAAGAGATCCTGAATTCCATGTTCCTGGATTAGACCAGTTCCCATTTGCGACTGCTACTTTTAATGCCATCCTTAAAGTCCTTTATCAGTTATAAATTCTTGTAGTGTGTTCATAATTCCTACAACCGCTTTCTCGAATGCAGGGTCGCTCTCTGCTACCTCGAATACGTCTAGTATGGATACAGCCTTAGCGTAGTCAGGCTGAGCCTCTATTCCTCCCAACTCCAAGTCTCTGTATGGAGTTAATCTCAACGCAACAGATGCTCCCCTTGGAGGATCATATGGGCTGATAGAAAGGTTTACCAAAAAGTAAGGGTACTCTACCCCATCTACTATTGTTGGATTTGAACTTATTAATGGCATAATTATGTGTATATGTGTGTGTATCGTCCGGTCCAGTTTACATTGTTTGCTGTAAGCACTATGGTTGAACCATTACCAAGTACTTCTATCCTACTAATGAACCATACGTTAGCAGCCTCAGACGACCCTTCATCTGCCCTTCCGCAATAAGAATATGGAGCCTGAAAGTCTTGTCTCAATTCCTTTTCTAGCGCAGGTGGTGGCCCACCGTATGTCAACTCACCAGTTGCTGGATTGTAGTAGACCAAACTCCCGGTTGTGCCTGACGGTAAGGTTGTAATAGTCTCATCAGTAACTACAAGATTTCCACCTACGCTCATTGCCCCAGCAACGTCCATCTCACCGCCAACATCCATTTGGCCGTCAACCTCTAATTGTCCGTATAGTCTATGCCGCTGGCCCATTGTTGTAAGTTACTTCTACGATTTCTACTTTAGATACTGTGGATATCTCGATTGTCCCACTGCCTACAAAAATAGGGAATTGGAATTGCAAATTTAAATTCTGAGCCCCACCTATAGAATACACCATTGTAGCTGTGGTCATAGACGCATCATAACCAGCCTCTGAAGAAAGAATGGTAACGAGTGTTGACATTCCTCCTATTGATTTAAAAACTAAGGTCGTTGACTCAGAGTAAATATTTCCGATAGCCACATCCACAACATCACCAATTATATCGATAACAGTAGCTACGGTTTCTACTCTAACATTCCATCCCACATATGGCTCCTCTGGAACGATGAGTCCAGTTACTCCTGTTCCGTCTGTGCTTAGCGTCATGGTGCTGCCCGATGACAATCCTGCCGTCCTGTACGCAACTAAAGTCTTCGTGTATATAGACCCACCCGAAACGTCTATATTCCCCGGCCCCAGTATTGATTGGTTATTAATGGTCTTGATGTTTACTCCGCTTACAAGATCATCTTGCTTTGACTGCAATATCAACCATAAGTCAGTCTGCTGCTCTATATCTCCATCTATATTCCCCCACTCAGCACTATCGCTTATTATCTCTAGGTTGCCGGGGCCTAATATAGATTGGTCGTTAACCGTCTTTATATTGGATCCGCTTCTAAGTATGTTTTGCTTGTTCGCAAGCTGAGTCTGAACATTTCCGGTTAGATCTCTAAGATACGCAATATTAACCCCATCTAACAGCTTCTCAATGCTTCTTAGTACATCATCAGGAGATGGATCTCCTTGATTCATTATTACTTCTCTGATGCGACTAATCGACATTCGATTATTAATTATTAGAGCAAGGTGGGTAGTATGGGAATATTTCGTCTGGTGGAACTGGATATGAAAATGTAGGATCTAAATAAGCTATGTTTATTGTATCATCTAACAACGTATAGTAATCAACAAATGACTGCCTTTCTTCTTCGGTATATTGAGGATCTTGCGACTTCAAATAGTATATACCTCTTACTTCTTGCAAGCAATTATGCGTTTTAACATTAAACAATTGATATTGTTCCGTATAAACAAAAGCCCCTATCCACGCTACATATCCAACAAAAAATGGATTTATTAAATTTATCGCAGGTTCTAAAACCAATTCAAAGTTACTCTCACTTACATCGGTCGCTGTTATCTGTCCATCTATGACTAAATTATTATCAATTACTTCAATAGTTGTATCGTTATTATTTGTCCCATAGATAACTACGTTGTCTGCTTTCCTAACTATAATTTTCATTTTAATACTCTCCTATAGTTGTTCCTATTAAGCTTAAATTTAAATTATAAGCAGCGTCTATATCTCCCGTCACAACATCATATGCTCCAAACCTATTTGCGCTTGGCATTCCTCCAAGGTTTGAAAACTGTCCTGTTATAGCAAGTTTGGTATTGTTATTTATCAGTCTAGCAAAAAGAACATTTCCGTTAGGTGAAACCGAGATGAATGAACTATCTACTACTCCATTTAAACTTATTCTTGCTAAAAATGGCTTTACGATTGAATTTATTGAATTAAAATTTCCGCAAAGATAAAGATGTGTACTTGTTATTTGACTATAGCAGTATGCCCTAGCTGATATTCCCGTACCCATATTCGCTCTGAAAGTAGTGTCTTGAACTAAAGTATTTTTATTTATTTTAACAATACCTTGAGCGGTTGCACCTCCATTGTAAGTTGTAAAAGTATTACCCGTTACATATATAAAATCACCTTGTATAGCTATGCCAAAAAGAGTATCATTAATTCCAGAGTTAGATCCCGTATCATCAGTTCCATCTGAAATTCTTATTTTAGCAATTCTATTTCTACTTACTCCTTTGTAAGTCGTAAAACCTCCAACAATATAAATGTGAGTACCATCGCTAACTAAATGATTAACCTCATTATCAAATCCACTTCCAACATTGAATGTAGCGTCTATAGTAAAGTTGGTATTCAATCTTACTATTCTATTCACCGATACACCATTGTATGAAGTAAATGTACCTGCGCAAATTATTTTTCCATCGGGTTCAATGTGAATCGCTCTGACGCTATTATTGAAACCCGTTCCAATTCCCGTTCTCGATAGCGTACCATCTGGATTTATTTCTGCAAAATAGTTTGCAGTCGCTCCATTGTATGTAGTGAAAAAACCACCAAACAATATTTTACCTTGATATGGAAAGAAGTTCCAAACGTAATTACTCAAGCCAGATGTTATTCCTGCATTAAATGTATTATTAGCAGTAGAGCTTGTGTTTAGTGTTGAGTAAATTCTATTGTATGGAGATGTCCAAGTACCACTAAGCAATAAGCTTGTAAATGAGGGGGCTGGCGTGCCCCCTGCATTAAAGCCCCTAATGGCATTTGATATGGCTATCTGCAACGACATCCTTTACCAGAGTGCTATAATGTTTGTAGCGGTAGTGCCAGTCGACCAAACCTTTACGACCTGAACAGGGAAAAATGTACCAGCCAACACCCCGTTGAACGTAACGTCATCACCGCCAGCAGTAGTAACTCTTATGTTTCCAGCTCCACCAATATAGAGCACACAACCAATATTACCAGACCCATCTTGGGTAGATACGCTAGGGATGTCTGCGCTGTTACTTGGAGTGACAGTTGCTGCACGATATGCTTGTAATTTCTGATATGCCATGATTATTTATTATATGGGAAAGCCCGGTTTAATTTATCTTTTCTTTCTGCGCAGCCGCAAGGCTTGCCTGTAGCTTGCGCTACCTTCTCGACAACCGCTTTAATGCCGGTCGCTGTTGTGATCTTTTCAATTGTATCACCGAGTCCTTTGCTTTGTTTGTTGTCCATAGTGCAAATATAGTTATACTTTCGATATTCTTTTGCCCATACCCACTCTAGACTTCTCTGCCTTCTTGGCTGCTAGCTTGGCCGGGGATATTTCACTTTTTGTTTTGGGAGTCTGAGCAGAAACTCTTTTGGTTGGACGGCAATACTCATTCTTGCCACCGGCACCACAAGCTTTACCTGTCTTTGTATCCTGCCACTTCTCACTCTCCCATCTTTTTAGGCTTGTGCCCTTCTCGCTCTTGCGTACATCGCCTGACCCCTTCCTGCATTTAGCAATCGCTTGAGATGCTCTTGCAGATGGGAACACATCATACTGTGCTTTGACTTTTTTGTAGCAAGCGTCTTTCATTTCCCTTTGTTTTTTCTTTGTTCTTTTCTCATTTGGCGATACTCTCTCATAGCATCTCTCCTAGCTGGACCTTTCTTCCAACTCCCCATAGCGAACTTCTCCGCTTTCCTTTCGTTTCTGAACTCAAACACTTCCCCTTTCTTGTAAGCCTCCTCTAATGACTGAGGCTTATAATTGTTAGGGCTAGTTGGAGTTATAGTAGGGAATACAGCAGTCTTCTTGCCAACCGATGCGCTAGCCATTAAGTGCGTAGCTGGGCCATGTTCAGTCTGCATCTCTCCCATACCCTTACGCATGGCTCGAGCTTTCTGCTTCCTGAATGTGGTGATTGGTTTTGGATTTGCCATTAGTATTTTCCCCTTCTTCCTTTCGGACTACTTTGAGTGGACCCACCGGCACCAGCCCAAAGATTTTTACACGCCCAGTATCTAGGCGTTAACTTGTTGGTAGCAGTGTCACAAGAATGACGTGCCTTAAATGACTTGCGAGCAGCAGCAGAATAGTTATGTCCGTATCCCTTTGCACCGAAGTGCAAGAGTTTCTCCTGCCCATTTGCACAAGCCTTGACCATTTTCTTCTTTCCGGGACGGTCAGAAGCCACAGGTCTATTGCACGCCATTCTTGATTTCTCTGCCATGATTAATAGCCTTTCTTCTTTGTTGCTGGTTTAACAGGAGTCTTCACAAAAGATGGACCTGTCTTAGCCTTTGCAGGCGTAGCCTTCAAGGTTTGGCCCTTGGGTTTGTTAGCTTTTTCTTTCATTGGATCATACTGCAAGTTATGACCCATACCCGGAGTGAGGTTTTTCTTCTTAATCGCCATGATTAATATCCTTTCTTCTTTGCAGCTTTTGCGCCTTTCTTTGCCATAGACATTACCTTAGCGGTAGCACCTTTGCCAGTTGGCTTCATAGGTTTCATGTCTGGCTTTGACTTTGCTGTTAGGACAGATGCCTTTGGCAATCCGCTTCCTGCTTTACCTGAGTTTTTCATAATTATTTCTTTTTAGAAGTTTTAACTTTTGAACTACCAGATTTTACTCTCTGGGTGATTGGGTTTTGATTACAACTTGGCATTTGTTTTATATTTTTGCATACAAATATAATTAAATCTATTAAAATGAAAATTAATTACCTAAAGTATTGGAAGGCAGTACGCTATTACTTCAAGATGAAGTATGGCCTGTCTCAGGAAGAACTAGATATCTTGCTTTACATCTACGATCTAGGGTACTTCAGCACAAGGAAACTTGACAAGTTAGAAAAGCTTTTCTCTTGGGATAAAGACCGCATTACAAAGATGTGCAACAACGGATGGCTCGGTGCGTTCGACAGCCCAACAAAGAAAGACAGAAAGATTTACGAGATCAGTCCGAAAGGCAAGAGAGTCATCACCCATATGTACAACATCCTCAACCGTGAGGCAGGCCCATACATAGAAAAAGGCCAGAACTTAGCTGACCTTCCCTATATGGAGCGTAGATACACCCGGTTCCTCATCGAGATGATGGAGGAAATCGAGCAGGAGAAAGAGCGTAAAAGATTGGAGGATCAAAGAACCACCACAACGTCTCGCTCCTGAATGATTGTATACTGAATGTTATTGATTACCATGGTAAAGCTGTGTCCCTTGTCGTAATAGACCAAGTCATCAGCCTTTATCACAGACACATCAGAGCCGGGGTTTATCACCTTGGCTTTTTTGTATCTGAACTCATCGGAATCTTGCGATGAAAGGAGTAACCCACCCTCTGTGCGGATCTCCTCTGTGATATTCACCACCACTATGTACTTTCCTATTGCTTGCATACTCTGATATTACTCGGTTGTGTAGGATCTTGCCATGGTAACAATGGCGTTGGTTGACAATATGGTAACAGCCACGCTGACTGCGTTCTGAAGTGCGCTGCGTGTCACCTTCAACGGGTCAATCACCCCCATTTTTATCAGGTCACCCATCTGTCCACTCTTCACATCGTAGCCATGGCCACGCTCGACCACCTCTCCGTAGATTTTCTCCACGTCTATCCCTGCATTGTCAAGGATTTGGATAGCCGGAGCAGTCAATGCCTGCTTAAGTATGCTAAGAGCTGCGTTGTATTCGTCCGATTCGTCTATGCTTGGCACCAAGTCCACCGATTCTTCAGCCAATGCCTTGCCAGCACCGGGTAAAATCCCCTCTTCAAGAGCTGACCTCACAGCACAGACAGCATCATCGACCCTGTCGTACAGTTCTTTCTGCTCCAAGTCCGTATTTCCACCCACATAGATCACTCCAATGCCACCAGTTAGCGATGCAATGCGCTCCAACAGGAAGTCCTTGTCCGCTTTTTTGGTAGCTTGAGCATGTGCGTCCCACAATTGTTTGACCCTCTCATTGATTCTCAGCTCATCTGAGCGCAGATCGCTCTTAAGGATGATAGTTTTATCAGCTGACACGATAATCTTCGCTGCATGGCCCAAATCTGAGTAATTGATCAGACTCAAATCGTCCCCTGTCTTCTCGGAAAAGTAAGTTGCCCCAACAGACAGTGCGATATCTTGCATTAGCTCGTGCTGTTTGTAGCCAAAGCTAGGCGGTTGGATGGCCACAATCTTCAGATTGTTCTTCATCACGTTCGCAGCTAGCGTGTTCACCACGTTATTGCTACAGGGAGCGATCAATAAAATCTTTTTATTCTCGTGGATGATTGGCTTCAGCACCAACTCAAGCTGCAAGATATTGCTTATCTCCATGTCAGCCACAAGCACCATCACATCCTCGTACACACACTCGTCCTTCTTCTGGTCATTGATAAACAGCGGACTCAAATACCCCCTGTCAATTTTCAGACCCAGTGTAGTCTCAGCATAAGTCTCAGTGCTCTGACTTCTCTCAACCGTCACGATGCCATTACGCCCAACGTCAGCATAAACCTCAGCAATAATCTTCCCGATCGATTTATCGTTATTTGCCGATATAGTTGCCACATCGAGCAACATCGAACTCGTCAGCTTCTTGCTGCGCTTCTTCAACTTGTCCACCACCTGATTGCTCAATTCCACCAAATGCCTAAGCAACACCGTCCGGTTGGTCGTCCTGCTCGTGATGTATTTCATCCCCTCAAGCACAAGCGCCTCCGTAAGGACAATGCTTGTAGTGGTCCCATCACCAGCATCACTAGCAGTTCTGTCTGCTGCCTGCTTCATGATCTTCACCGCAAGGTTCTCAATGGGGTCTATCAAGTCAATCGACTTGGCCACTGTGACACCATCCTTGGTGACTGTAATCCCATGCGTGTGATTGGGTGATTCAATAAGCACCGTGTTTCCATTTGGACCCAACGTGCTCTTAACTGCTTTCGATAACTTGACTATGCCATCCACAAGCTTCTTGCGTGCACGCTCGTCAAAGTCTAAATCCTTTGGGGAATATCCCATACTACTATTCATAAATTTGATTTGATTGCAGAGCAAATATACATCGATGTAATGAAATACCAAACACACCCCGGATGGGGTAATGGCAAAATGTTGTTTTCCAATCCTCCCTATTATATATATATATTTCTTTATATGCGTATTTTATTTCTGACTACAGTTCATTTTTATTTTTAACATATTTAACATTTCTCTTTTTAATATATTGATATTCAATATATTATAATATTCTATTTTAACATATTTATAACATAATTAATGTTAATAGTATAATAATAGTAGTTTTTAATAAGAAGGTTTTGTAAGTATTTTGTATTTTTTTAAGAAAACCCCATGTTAAAAATTTGTAACCATGGTGAAGAGGGTATAAAAAAAGGGGTCCGAAGACCCCAATTTGCAACAAAACAAATACAGAACATCAACAAAAACCATAGGTTCATGTTGAAATTCTATGTCAATATTTCTTACCCAACTTCATTTCCATGATCATCTCTTTTGCTTCTGACATCATCTCAGCCTGATAAAAAGCATCCCTCATCATCCCAACTTTCTCCTGCTTCTTCATCTCTTTAACCTGTCTTGCAATTCTAGTGATCCCCATTTCTGGATTCTTTGGGCTTTCATTTACCAAACGTCCACCCTTAACTTTCAAATCGTTATACATGTGACAAAGATAATAAATAGGTTTAAATACTTTGGGTCTTGGGGTAATACCCCACGATCTGCGAGCCCGACCCCCAACCGAAACCGATTTGTTTTTCATGGGGTGGGGTTCACTTTTGCCCGTCCCCGTCCAATTTTTTGGCGTTTTTATCTTGCCGTCCCTTGTTTACGTCCCTTTGCCCGTTCACGTCCCTTTTATACGTCCCTTTGCCCGTCCTTTGCTCCCTTGCCTTGCCCGTTTCCCTTTGCCCGTGCGCCTATCCGTGTACCTTGTGTCTTTAAAGACACGGAAAAAATCAAAAAAAAATACTTTGTTATTGTTTTATCAAAGTTTTGTATTAACTTGCGAATGCAATGAAGCAAAACACTAAAAACGTAGAATTGTTAAACGGTATGTTTAACGCTACACAGAACGCAAAATTGAACGTAAAAAACGTAAAGAACGCATTCAGTAAACTTGAAAAGGCCAACCTTGAAACGTGGACTTTGACCAATGAACTTGCGGGCGAAATTGGTAAAGGTGCGAAGGCCTTTGAAGACCTTTACTCGGCCTACAAAAATTTGTGTAAAGACAAAGACGTAAAGCCATTGACAAAGGCCGAGGCAATTGAAAAAACGTATGGTTTCGAGGCCTCTAATTACCACAAGTATGTAAGGCTATCGAATTTCCCTCAAAACTTGATTAACAAGTACACCGACAAAGTACATGAGGCAAAGGGCGAAGGCCTCAAGGCCTCATTATCGAAGGAAAACTGCGAAACGTGGTGCAAAAACTTTGAGTCTCACAAGGGCGAAGCATCGGCCGACAACGATACAATTGCCGACATGAGGAAACCCAATAAAGACAAAACAAAGAAAGCACCAATTGAGGCCGTGTTTACATTGGGGAAAAATAAGTTTACCTATTACTCCGACGGCACAAGCGAAAACAACGGCTTTACGGCCGAAAGATTGCGCAAAATAGCCAACGATTTAATCAAGCATATTAATGCGACATACAAAATCGAAAGTTCACAGCGTGAGGCTACACAGATAGCGAAGCGAAATGCCGTAAGGTTACAAAACGAAAAAGAAGGTGCAAGTCTTCGAGCGAAGCAAAGAAGCGAAGCGAAAAAACAAGTTGCCACGGCATAAAAGCCCACAAGCCCGACAAAATTAGCCCGTTT